TTGCGGCTAGTCACGCGTAGGACTCTGGGGCTTCGTACGGGGTCAAAGGTCCATTCCGTAAGCCCCTGACCTGCAGTTATAGGCGCCTTGTGATCAAGGCCCTGACCTGCGAAAACCGCCCCACTTGGAATATGCATCTTGGCGCATAGTCATGCATACCCGGATTGGATAGGTATACTTTGATCACCTGGACAGAGAACGATCCAACCACGCATACGGGCTCGGTCGCCGGGTTCCCTTGGTTCCGGGTCTACGCGATCCGTGATCAGTGGTTCCTCGCCAGTTCCCTGCCCGTTCCCCTGGACCTGGTGGCTGGGACCTATCCCACCTTGACCGAGGCGCAGGACGCTGCAGAGCTGATCCGCGTGGCCTGTGTCACCCTGGTTCGGGGTGCAGCACAAAGCCCCCAGACCGAAGTCTAGGGGCTCAGGGCGCTCAGTTCAGAGCTGCACGCCGGAGAGAGACAGGACCTGATCCTTGACCTCCTGGGACAGGATCCGAGTGTGCTCCACTCCATCCATCAGGACCACAGCGCCAGCTGCGTAGCCGCGATCAACAATGTCTTGGGCCACAGCGGTGGCGCCCAGGGGACATGCAGAGTAGTCAACGTCCATCGGGGCAGATTCGGTCGTCTCCCATAGGCGAATGGTGATCATTTTCTTTCTCCTTGGTCTCTGTCCTGCTGATACGAGAAACCATAGCACCACCCGCCAGGGCCCACAAGCCCTTGGCCTAAAACTTCTGAAGGAGGCCTGGCCGTGAGTGGCAAGGGATTCGCCCCCAAGGGGGACAAGAACGTCAAGACCATCGAGTACCAGCCCAGCTCTCAGCCCCAGTTGCCTCACACCATGCCGGATGGCTCCCCGTGGCCCGATGAAACGGTCACGTTCTGGCGAGCCCTGGCTGAGTACCCGCTATCAGCGGACTGGACCCTGATCGAATGGCTGTACCACATGGACACGGCCGTCCTTCACGCTGAGTTCTGGCTCACGGGCAAGGCAACGTTTGCCTCCGAACTACGTCTCAGGCTCGCCAAGATCGGCGCCACCGCTGAGGACCGGGCTCGTCTTCGCATTGCCTTTGCAAACGCCGATGAAGCTGAGGGCAAGGGCGGTAAGCCCAAGACCCCCAGCTCCCGGGAGCAGTTCGGCAAGCTTCGGTCAGTGTGACACCAGCTCTGCGTCATGAGCCAGGTACCGGACCGCAGGGTCCCAGGTGCAGGAGTCTTCGCCCTGGGCATTGACCCAGCGACCGAACTCCCCGCGCCAGAGCTGAGACCCACAGTCCGTGCACTGAGCGGACGGGTACGGGGCGAACATCACTTGATGGATGGCCTCAACAGCCCTCGCGATTTCAGCCTGAACTGTGGTCATGATCATCACCCTTAGCTCGTGTTCCACAACCCTAGCACACCCTGAAGGAGGGAGCAATGGGCACTTTCCAGGGACTTGAGGGCCCGGTCAACTTCCCGACCTTGGGCTGGGGTGTAATCGACTGGCTCCAAACGCACTTGGCCATGCCAGACGGCAAAGGTGGCCCTCTCCGCCTCACTGAGGAACAGGCTCGCATCCTTCTGGAGCTGTACCGCGTGGACCTATCCCCGTTGGGCGAACCCCGGCGCAGGTACCGCAGGGCCGCGATCATGACTCCCAAAGGCTGGGGCACTTCGCCCATGCTCGCTATGATCTGTGCCGCTGAGTGTATGGCCGACGTCCTCCCCCTTGAGATCAAGGACGATGGGGAGGTGATCGGGGAACCCTGGTCCAATCGCCGCACGGTCTATGGTCAGTTGGCCGCTGTATCTGAGCGCCAGACCAAGAACTCCTGGCGCGTCCTCGTGGAGATGCTCGCTGATGGCCCCGCCACAGAGCTGATCCCAGGGCTTGAGGTCTACAGCACCTACATCCAGCTCCCGAACCGGGGCATGATCGAACCGATCACCAGCGCGGCTAATACCGCTGAGGGTGAGAAGCCTGTGTTCGCTGGCCTTGACCAGACTGAAGCTTGGTTCAAGGGCAATGGCGGCATTGATCTCGCCGACGCTATTCGACGCAACGCGGGTAAGGTCGGTGGCCTCACAGTTGAAGGACCGAACGCCTTTACCCCTGGCGATGGGTCCGTTGCGGAAGAGACCTTCAAGGACTATCAGCGAATCCTGGAGGGTCGGAGCAAGAGCAAAGGCGTCCTGGTCATTTACCGGGAGGCCCCTGCCGATACAGACCTGTCTGACAGGGAATCACTTCTCCACGGCCTGCGCCATGTCTACGGCGACGCGGCTGAGTGGAACGACTTTGAACGTCTCATCGAAGAGATCTGGGACACCAGCACTGACCCGGATGACGCCCGGCGCTTCTACCTGAACCAGATGACTCAGGCGACGGACGCATGGCTTGGGCGTGATGAGTGGATGGCTTGCTACCAGCCTCGGTCTGAGTCGGACCTGGCTGAAGGGGAGTTGATCACCCTAGGCTTCGATGGTTCGCGCAAGAGGGAGAAGGGTGTCACCGACGCCACGGCCCTGGTCGCTTGCCGGGTATCCGATGGCAAGCAGTTCGTTCTGGCCTCTTGGGAGCAACCCGAGGGCCCAGAGGCTGACTCCTGGGAAGTGCCGCTCTATGAGGTTGACCTCACGGTGCGAGACACCTTCACCCGGTACAAGGTGGCTGCCTTCTTCGGGGACCCAGCAAAGTGGGAGTCCTATATGGACACCTGGGAGGCTGACTTCGGGGCCAAGCTCAAGATCAAGGCGGGCCCGAACCACCCGATCCGCTATTGGGTCTCTGGTGCTGGCCAGGCCAAGTTCATCTCAGCCCTCCGCAGGTACCATGACGCTGTGGTGGACCGCGAATTGATCCACGCTGGGGACCCGATCCTCACGCGCCATGTGCTCAACGCCAGGCGCCGATCGGGACGCTACGGGGTCTCAATCGCCAAAGCTACACCCGACTCACCGAACAAGATTGACTCTGCGATCGCCGCTGTACTCGCATTTGAGGCCCGAAACCAGGCCATTGCGGGCGGCGTAATGGCCCAGGAAAAGGCGCCAAAGAAGAGTAACCGGCTAATCAGGTTCTAGGAAGGAATAATCCATGGCGCTTGAGCCAGATTCCCCGCGTTGGTGGCTCCAGCGACTGGGGACCCAGCTTCTACAGGACCAGTCACGCCTCAATTTGCTCGAAGCGTACCGATGCGGCGATCACCCCTTGCCACAGGGGCACTACCGCATGCGTGAAGCCTTCCGGACCCTGCAGAAGAAGGCCCGATCCAACTACACAGGCCTTGTCACTGAGGCCGTGAAGGAGAGGGCCAAGCCTCTGGGCATCCGGAAGGGTAGCCAGGCCCTGGACAAGCAGTCTCAGCTAGTGTGGCAGGCCAATCGCCTGGACTCTGAGGCCCCGATTTGCCACTCCTGGTCACTGACCTTTGGGCGTGCGTACGCGATTGTGGGCCCGCCGACTGCAGACAACTTCGATCAGCCTGTCATTTCGGTCGAAGATCCCCGGGAAGTGATCCACGAGCCCCATCCTCTCCGGCGCAGGCAGGCTGTAGCAGGCCTCAAGATCTACTTTGACGGGATCGTGGGCCAGTACAAGGCTGTTCTGTACAAGCAGGACGGCTCTGTGCACTACTTCTACCGGGTCAAGCGCAAGGGCGAGGGAGACCAGCTCCGGTTCAACCAGGAAAAGTGGCTCGATGACACGGCGGTGGGCGACAATGGCGTGGTCCAATTGCCCATCGACCGTTGCCCTGTGGTCCCGTTCCTGAATCGCCCGGACTATGCGCCCATGGGCTTCGGTGAGTTCGAAGACGTGATCGACATCCAGGACCGGATCAACTCCACGATCCTGGACCGCATGGTCATCAGCCGAATGCAGGCCTACCGCCAGCGATGGATGAAGGGCGCCAAGATCACGGACGAGGAGGGCAACCCCCTTCCGCCCTTCGACCCCGGCGCTGATCTCCTGTGGGCGGTCGAAGACTCTGAGGCTGAGTTCGGCGAGTTCCAGTCCACGGACATCCGGCCCTTGCTGGAGGCCACGAAGGCTGACACCAACGACCTGGCCGCTATCACCAGGACCCCGCCCCATTACCTCCTGGGCGCACTGATCAATGTCTCCGGCGACGCGTTGACAGCCGCTGAGACGGGCCTTGTGTCCAAGGTCAATGATCGGATCCTGGGTTGGTCTGAGTCCTGGGAGGACGTGGACAGGATCGCAGATCTCTACATGGGCCGGACGCCGGACCCCATGAGCGCTGTGATCTGGGCCGATCCTCAGTTCCGTTCGCGGGCTGAGATGGCCGATGCTGCGGTCAAGGAGTCTTCGGTCGGTGTGCCGTGGTCCTTGCTCATGGAGCGGATCGGTCTCACACCAGACGAGATCAAGCGCGCTCGCTCGGAACGGGCCGCTGATGCCATGCTCACCGCAGCCGTGACACCGCCCTCTGCACCGCAACCTGGCAATCAGGGCACTGGTTCGAGGCCAAATGAGCCCGCTGCCAACGCCCAACCGCCGGGGCAAGAGGGTTGATCAACAGCCGATCGTGAAAGTCTTTGAGCACCCTGGCCCTGAGGGCATGAAGTACGCCGAACAGGGCTGGGGCGCTACAGATCATGAGGCTGAGGCCAAAGTAGATCATGACGGCAGCCTCTTCAGCATGGCGTAACCGCATTTGGCGCCTGCAGCGGTGGTCTTGTGCCCGTGGGTGTGCTCACAGCGAATGGCGTCCGGGTGGATGGTGTCCCCAGTGTCACCCTCGAAGGTCAAGACGGCACGCCAAGTGCTTCGTGTGATCCGCCCGCAAGAGACTTCGTGCTTAACGGGCCAGAGCTGAACCTTGGCGTTCTTCTTGGTGAGTTCCATAGGACAAACGTACAGGACTGGAGGGCCCAGCGCAATGGCTACTGTCGAACAGTTAGCAGACGCAAACATGGCCCAGATCCGGCGCCTGACTGACTTCACCTTGGCCGCTATCCGCGAGGCCTGGTGGTCCCTGGGAGATTGGCACGACCCCGGGCCCTTCACTCAGGCCATCTTGCCCGTGCTCGAAGGGGCCCAGCTCCAGACTGCCGCGCTCACAGACGCCTACCTCTCTGCCCTGCTGTCCGAGGCCCTTGGCGCCCCGGTTCCAGTCCTCGGACTCAGTGCTCCAGACGTCACGGAGCTGAGGGCGGGGACCACCATGGTTGAGGCCTACGCCCGCCCGTTCCACACGGTCTGGTACCAGCAGTCCAAGGGCATGGACCTGGCCCAAGCTCTCCGCCTGGGGCTCGATAGGGCTGAGCACATGGCCACAATGGATATTCAGCTTGCCCGAACCCATGCGGCCAGCGCCATTCTCCAGGAGTCGGGAGTTGTAACGGGATATCAGCGCGTTCTGTCTGGAACTGAGAACTGCGACCTTTGTTCTCTGGCCGCAAAGAACGAATACAAGACTTCGGACCTAATGCCGGTGCACACGAAGTGCGATTGCACTGTGGCGCCAGTCATTGAGGGCCGTTCATTGGTCCGCAATATCAACCAACAGCGATCAACCCTCAATCCTGAGGCCGAAAGGGCCCAGGACAACGGGGAGACAACCAAACGAGTTGCCGTTGGTGTTGAGGCCCATGGCGAACTGGGCCCAGTCCTGGTTCGCAAGCAAGAAACGTACCCCACTTTCACTCCCGCGTCTGACGGTTGGTCATTTGACGGCCGGGGCTCGGGCCGTGAAGCTGGGGTCAAAACGATCACACCTGAACCCTCCTGAAATAGGGGGATTACCCGAAATGGGAGATGAAAACCATGTCTGAAAACAACGCTGGTACCGAAAACCAGGGCGCTGAGAACCAGGGCACTGGCGAAGAGGACCGTTCCGCTTGGACTGCCGAACAGTGGAAGGCTGAGGCGGAAAAGTGGCAGCACTTCTCTCGCAAGAACGAGACCGCTGCCAAGGCCAACGCTGAGGCTGCCAAGAAGCTTGCCCAGATCGAACAGGACAAGCTGACGGAAACCCAGAAGCTTGAGCAGAGGGCCCAGGCTGCGGAGGAGAAGGCCAATCGGCTCGAACTCGCCCAGCTCAAGGAGCGCGTTGCCAAGGACAAGAAGCTTCCCGCATGGGCCGCGTCTCGACTCCAGGGTACGACCAAGGAGGAGATTGAGGCCGATGCAGAGGCTGTCGCCAAGGAGATGAACCTTGGCACCCCCGCACCTGATCTTCGTCAGGGACGCCAGGGGGCCCGAGTTGAAGCGAAGGATGGCAAAGACGCCATGAACGCATTCATCTTCGGTAATCGCCGGTAATCCCACCTAGCACAAAGGACACACAAACATGCCTTACGATTCCCTCACCAACCGCACTGACGCACAGGCGCTTATGCCTGAAGAGGTCTCCAATGCCTGGATTGCCAAGGCGACTGAGACCTCCGCCGCGCTGAGCCTGTTCCGCCGGGTTCCGGTCGCGCGCTCGCAGACCCGATTCCCGGTCCTGAGCGCCCTGCCCCTGGCGTACTTCGTCACGGGTGACACGGGTCTCAAGCAGACCACCGATGTGGCGTGGAGCAACAAGTTCCTGAACGTCGAAGAGGTCGCGGTCATCATCCCGGTTCCGGACGCTGTTGCCGCTGACGCGGACCAGGACGTTTGGGACGAGATCGAGCCCCTGGCTGTTGAGGCCATTGGCCGAGTGATCGATAACGCGGTCTTCTTCGGTGTCAACGCTCCGGCGTCTTGGCCCACCAACATCCGCGCTGCTGCGGTTGCCGCGAACAACGACTACGAGTACGGCACCTCCACCGCCGCTCAGGGTCTGGTCTACGGCGACATTGACGAGCTTCACGGTCTCGTTGAGGCGGACGGCTACGACATCGACGGCTGGGTTGCTAGCCGCGTGTTCAAGAGCGCCCTTCGCCGGGCCCGCGCGACGGATGGCCAGCGCCTGGACCTGGGCCGCACGAACCAGTTGCTCACTGAGCTGGATGGCTCGCCGATCAAGTACCCGATGAAGGGTCTCTGGCCCGCGAACACGGTCGCCTTCGGTGGTGACTGGTCTCAGTTCGTTCTGGGTGTCCGCCAGGACATCACCATGAAGATGCTGGACCAGGCCGTGATCCAGGACAACACGGGCGCGATCGTCTACAACCTGGCGCAGCAGGACATGCGGGCCCTCCGCCTGGTCATGCGTGTCGGGTGGCAGGTCGCGAACCTGATCAACAATGAGCAGCCGACCGAGGCTGAGCGCTACCCGGTTGGCGTTCTGACCAACGACACCCCGTAATTCTGATCTGAGGAGGTAGCCGAATGGCTGCTCTTGCAACTGTTGAAGACGCCGATTCATTCGGCTACACCTTGGATCCCACCACGGGGCCCGGTCTCCTGAACCGTGCAAGCGAACGGATCCGGGCATATACCGGGCAGGACATTTCCCGAGTTGTTGCGGACGTGGTCAATGTGCCCGTCCGCAACAACCAGGCCCTTTTGCCGCAATTGCCAGCGGACAAGCCCACCCTGGTCCAAATCGACGGGGTCACGTTCCTGGAGAATACCGCCTGGTACTGGGACCCGATTCAGTGGCGAGTGATGGGCATCGATCCCTTCATTCCCAGCGCCAACTTCACTGGTTGGTGGCGGGAAACGGACGGCGATCGGTACATCACAGTCACCTATTCCCATGGCTATGTGACTGTCCCGGACAAGATCAAGGAGATTGTGTGCGCGATCGCCTGGCGCATGTCCCAAACTCCTGGTGCCGTGGATGGTGGCGTTAGGCAGGAGGGCACAGCGGCTGTCACCGTGACCTACGCGGCCGAGACCCTGTCCGCCGGGGCCAACCTGACCTCCTCGGAAAAGGCAGCCCTGGACAAGGCCGTTCCCCGCCGTCGCCAGTTGTCAATGCCCATGAGGACGTACTGATGGTGCTCCCCTCCTGGTGGCGAGAGACTGTGACCCGACTTCGGGCCCCATACGTCACAGACGAGTACGGCAACGAATCCAGCACCAGGGATTGGGACCTGGCCGTCCCTTTGACCATCACGCCATGCTCCGTTCAGCCTCTTGCCGGGGACGAAACCCTTGGCGACCGAGACGCCCGGACCAAGCGATGGGCCCTCTACGCCCCGCCCCTGGTCGATGTGGTCCCAACAGATCGGATCGTTCACCAGGGCGCCACGTACGAGGTCAAGGGCGAAGTCCGTCAGTGGGTTGGGGCCACAGGATCCCTGGACCACACGCACTTGGAATTGGAGAAGGTGGATGGCTAAGGTTGAGATCAAGTTGAATCGCGCAGGGATCAGGACCGTTCTCCGTTCGGACAAGATGGAACGGGAACTTCTCTTGAGGGCTGGTCGCGTTGCGGCTGCAGCTCAGGGCAAGGCCCCTGAGAACGTGGAGATCCGGGTCGACTCGACCAAGGGCGTCAACCGCGCAAGGGCCACGGTCGTCGCGCTGGGCGGCTATAAGGCTGAGCTTGAGGACCGATTCCTCTCCTCCTCGATCGATGCGGCAGGGTAACCATGTCCCTTCGCCCAGCGTACGTGTTCCCCGATGCTGAGTTGACCGTGATCAACTACTTGAACGCGGCCCTCAGCACCCGGACAGAGGCCTACATCACGGGCCTGAAGGTCGGGAACAAGAAGCCAGAGACATCCGGCCAGGTGCCCCTGCAACGGATCGTCTACGTCCGGCGAATTGGTGGCCAACCCAGGCAACCACATTTGGACCTGGCCCGAATTGACTTCAAATGCTACGGCCAGTCAGAGTATGAGGCCCGGCAAATCGCCGCTTTGGTGCATGGACTAATGCATGCCAGCGTCAACTATCAAGGCATTCGCCATGTGGGCCCGTTCCTGGGTCTGACGAATGCG